CTAAAAAGGATGTAGCAGTTCAGGTAGCAAAGATATTAGAAGCTGAAAAAATTAAGTTTGAACCAAAAAATATGGCAGATGTGATTAATTCATATTACCCAGATATTAGAAGAATACTTAATACTTGTCAATTACAATCAGCAAAAGGAGAATTAAAAGTAGACCACAAAGTAATGGTTGAAGCAAACTTTGCAACTAAACTAATTGAACTCTTAAAAGCCGATGATGATAAGAGAAATATGTTTATGAAGATTAGACAGGCAGTGGCTGACAATAGATTAAACGACTATTCGGAAATGTATACAATGTTATATGAGAAAGTTGATGAATACGCAAAAGGAAATGTGGCAAATACAATCTTAACAATTGCAGATGGTCTTTCAAAGGACGCATTGGTAGTAGATAAAGAAATTGTATTTATGTCTACAATTATACAAATATTAAACATAATAAAATAATGGAACAACAAATGAACCAATTACCGCCGAATTTTAATTTAAATGACGCAAGAGACATGGATTGTGAATGTGGTGGAAAGATTTTCTTACCAGGTTACAGATTCAAAAAAATTAGTAGATTATTAACAGGTGCACCAAAGGATTCGGTTATGCCGATTGAATTGTATGTATGTGCAACTTGTGGTAAACCTTTAAATGAATTACTTCCACAAGAATTACAAGAAACAAAAATCATAGAATAATGGCAACTAAAAAGTTATTTGACCATCTTAATGCAATTACTTCTGAACAAGACCCAAATTATTTTGATAAATTGTCAGAAGAAGATTTGAAATCATGGAGTAACTTTATGGTTAATCGTTTTCTTTCTATGAAACCAGAATGGGTAGAATTGATTGCAACTTTACTTCCTTTAAGTCAAACTTTGTCTCCAAAGGAAATGTATAAGTTGTATATCAATGTTATCCCAAAAGGTAAGTATTTTTTAAAATATGTTAAAGGTAAATCGGAAGATAAATACGAACAATTCATTATAGATTTATTAAAAAAGGAATACGATTGTTCAGAAAATCAAGCAATAGAATATTTGGAAGTTCTTTATTCATCTAGAGAGGGTAGAGAATATTTGAAATATGTTAGTGAAAAATATGGTATAGATAAAAAGCAAATAACTAAACTAAAACTTAAGATATAATTTGGTAAATCCAATTATTTGTCTTATATTAGATTTAATATGGCAAGAGTATCATTTTCACAATATAGTATGTGGCATAACTGTCCACAACAATATAAATTAGCATACATAGATAAGTTAGGTGAATCATCATCTAACATTCATTCAATCTTTGGAACTGCAATGCACGAAACACTTCAAAACTATTTGGAGAAATGTTTAAGAATATCAAAGTCACAAGCTGACAAAATGATTGACTTAAAAGAGTATCTAAAAGAAAGAATGAGAGATGCATATCTTAAAGAAACCGAAGGTGAAATAGGAAACACTACAATATGCACCAAAGAAGAAATGGTAGAGTTTTTAGAAGATGGAAATGTCTTATTAGATTGGTTTCAAAAACCCAAAAATTTTAACAAATTCTTTTCGTTAAAACACGATGAGTTGGTAGCAATTGAACAACCTATAAACACAAAGATTTCAGAGAATGTAAACTTTATGGGTTTTATAGATTTGGTTATTAGAGATACTTTTAATGGTAGATACAAAATCATTGACTTTAAAACTTCTACAAGAGGTTGGAGTAAGTATCAAAAATCAGACCCAGTTAAAAGTGCACAAATCCTATTATATAAAAAGTTCTATGCAGAATTACTAAACATTTCCGAAGATGTGATTGATGTTGAGTTTATCATATTGAAAAGAAAAGTAGAAGTAAGAGAGGATATCCCAACACATAGAATTAGTAAACATATCCCCGCAAATGGCAAGGTGTCAGTAAATAAAGCCTGGAAGGGTTTTACTGAATTTGTAGAGAGTGTATTTGACAAAGATGGTAATTATAGAACCGATGTAGAATATCCAAAGAACGCAACTAAATTGTGTGAGTGGTGTGAGTTTCATCAAAGAGGGATATGTGATAGAGGATTAAAAAATTTAAATTAAACAATATATATTTTAAAAGTTATGGCAAAAAAGAAGATTCTGTTATTATCAGATGATTTAAGAATGGCAAGTGGTATTGCCAATGTTTCCAAACAATTAGTATTAGGAACTGTAGATAAATACGATTGGGTACAATTAGGTGCAGCAATCAAACACCCAGAAGCGGGTAAAATATTAGATTTAAACGATAGTGTTAGAGAACAAACGGGTGTGAAAGATGCATCGGTAAAAATATATCCTTACGATGGATATGGTAATGCTGATGTAATCCGTCAATTAATAATGGCAGAACAACCTGATGCAATTTTACACTTTACTGATCCAAGATATTGGTTATGGTTATACGATATGGAACATGAAATTCGTCAATCAGTACCTTTATTCTTTTATCATATTTGGGATGATTTACCAGACCCAAAATACAATAGAAATTATTACGAAAGTTGTGATTGGATTGGATGTATTTCAAAACAAACATATGGTATTACTCGTAGAGTTTGGGGATGGGATAAAGAAAAACATTGGACTAAACCTGCAGATTGGCAAGTGAGTTATGTACCACATGGTATCAATTCGGAATTATATAAACCAATAGAAGTTCCAAAAGATTTTAAACAAAGTATATTTGGGGATAAAGAATATGAATTTGTTCTTTATTGGAATAATAGAAATATTCGTAGAAAACAACCAATTGATGTTATCCTTGCATTTGATAAATTTGTTGAAGCATTAAGACCAGAAGAAAGAAGTAAAGTTTGTCTATTGATGCATACTACTCCTGTTGAGGAACATGGTACTGATTTACCGACTACAATTTCACATTGTTGTTCACCAGAAACAAATGTAATATTTGCTTCAAATCGTTATACGGAAGTTGAATTAAATTATCTTTACAATATGGCAGATGTTACAATCAATATTGCTTCTAACGAAGGATTTGGTTTAGCAACAGCAGAATCAGTGATGGCAGGAACTCCTATCATCGTAAGTGTAACAGGTGGTTTACAAGACCAATGTGGATTTAGAGAAAATGGTACGGGTAGATTGTTAACAGCAGAAGATTATGTTGAGATTGGTTCATTGCACGATAGACACAAAAAGGCGGGTGTAGTTTGGGGAGATTGGGTTAAACCAATTTGGCCAGTTCGTTCAACAACAGGTTCGGTTCCTACTCCATATATCTTTGACGATAGAGTTGATTTTGAAGATGTAACTCCTTTAATTATGGATTGGTATAAAACACCAAAAGAAGATAGAGATAAAGCTGCATTAAAAGGTAGAAAACATTTCTTAGGAGAAGGGTTATTAAGTAAAGAAGCAATGTGTAAAGAATTAATAGATGGTATGGAAGGTGCATTTGAAAATTGGAAACCAAAACAAAAATTTAAATTAATAGAGTTATAGTATGAAACCAACATTAGTATTTCAGGCACCAGTATCTACACGAAGTGGGTATGGTGACCACGCAAGAGATTTATTACATTCTCTTTATAAATTAGAAAAATTTGAAATTAAAGTTATTAGTACTCGTTGGGGAAATACTCCAATGGATGCACTTAATTATGATAATGAATTTCATAAATGGATAGTAGATAGTATTATTCCAAGAGTTGAACAAAAACCAGATGTTTATATGCAACTAACGGTTCCAAATGAATTTCAACCGGTAGGTCATTATAATATTGGAATTACTGCAGGTATTGAAACGACACATTGTGCAATCGATTGGATACATGGTTGTAATAAAATGGATTTAATTATAACACCATCACAACATGCAAAAGATAGTTTAGTTCAAACCGTTTATAATGAACAAGACACTAATACAAAACAAATTATTAAACAAATCAAAATTGAAAAACCAGTTGAAGTTTTGTTTGAAGGATTTGATGAAAAGGATTTTGGAACCGATGAGGTAGTACACATTACTGAATTGGACAAAATTAAAGAAGATTTTGCATTCTTATTCGTAGGACATTGGTTGAGAGGTGATTTGGGAGAAGATAGAAAGAATGTCGGAATGATGATTAAAACATTTGCAATGGCATTTAAGAATGAAAAGGTTAAACCCGCATTAGTTCTTAAAACCAGTTCCGCGGGATTTAGTATAATTGATAGAGAAAATATTGTAGCAAAAATTAGAGAAGCATTAGGTAATGACTATAAGAAAGTTCCAGTTTATCTTTTACATGGTGATTTGACTCAATCAGAAATGAATGGGTTATATGAACATCCAAAAGTAAAAGCAATGTTAAACTTTACAAAAGGTGAAGGATTTGGTAGACCACTATTAGAATTTAGTTTAACAGGTAAACCTGTAATCGTATCCAATTGGAGTGGCCACATTGATTTCTTAAAACAAGGTGCAGTATTATTAGAAGGTGAATTGAAAAATGTACATGAATCGGCAGCTGACCAATTTTTATTAAAAGAGTCACAATGGTTTAATGTAAATATTTCAAAAGCATTGGTGAAAATAAAAGATGTTTATAAAAATTATGACAAATATAAGGCAGATTCTTTCCAATTGGGTAAACAAAACTTACAAAATTTTGGGTTAGAAAAAATGACTAAATTATTTGATGTTATTTTGAACCAGTATGGTATTTATACTAAAGTACAACCAAAATTTCAACAATTACAATTACCAAAATTGAAAATGTTAAATAAATAAAAAATGATAGTTAGAAACTATAATGTAAGGTATTTGCCTCATATAATTGATAAGAAAAAAGTACCAGCTGTCCATATGGTAAAATCTACATTCTATCGAGTTTCACAATATGAAACAGTAGAGGGTATTAAAGAAACATATGGAACAATGGATGCACCATTGATATTTACATTATTTGTCTCAAAGTCAAAAGATATTGTCCATTGTTTAAAATTAAGTGCAATAAATCCATCATTATTGAAAAGATTATTACATAAATTAACAAACGAAGCGACTAGAGAAATTGAATTATCAGGTACAGCTAGAAAAACATATGAAACAACCGTTTCAAAATTTCCAACTATAACTGAAAATGCATATAGAACTTACAAATTATCAGGTTTACAAAAAGTATGGGAGTTGGATATGAATATTCCAGGATTTACATCAACAAGAGACCACATTGAGGGTATCAATGAAAGGTATCAAGTACAAAATAAATAGTTATGACATCAAAAGAATTCGTTATTTGGTTAAAAGGTTTCACAGAAGGAGTGCATGAATTTGCTATTACTCCAAAACAATGGGATTACTTAAAAGAAAAGTTAGCAGAAGTGGATGACAATACAATCCCTATGGGTGGAGTAATTGTAGACCATAATACATTTAAGGTTAATGACCAGGGATTTGTAACATTACCACATATTACACCACCACCGACAGACCCATACAATCCATACAAAATAACTTGTACACCAGGAACAACATCACCTGGATTTCAAGTTACAACAACACCTGGAACTACCGGATTTATTACAATTGCCAATCCAAACATAGCATCATTTGGTACAGGTAGTACGGGTATTTTAAATACATATAACGCATCAACATCAACTACATATGGATACCCAAGTGGTTCTGCATGGAGTTACACAAATTCAACTGACGAAAAAATATTTTAATGAAAAAGGTATTAATTACAGGTGGATGTGGATTTGTAGGTCATGCACTTACATTAGAATTGATTAAAAGAGGTTATGAAGTAGATGTAATAGATAATCTTTCAATTGGTAAAGAAGCAAAGATACCGGAAGGATGTAATTTTTTAGGTGGTGATATTAGAGGTATGGATAATCAAGATGACAAACCATATACTTACATATTTCATCTAGCAGCATTAAGCAGAATTCAACCTAGTTTTCAAAATCCAACGTTAACATTTTCAGTTAATGTGAACGGAACCAAACAGGTTGTTGAATATGCTTTTCAAAATAAATGTAAAGTAATATATTCGGGTTCATCATCTCGTCATCATAATCCAATATTATCTCCATACGCAATGAGTAAACATATGGGAGAAGAATGGATTAAGATGTATAAAAAGGTATATGATTTGGATGCAGAAATAGTTCGTTTTTATAATGTATATGGTCCAGGTGAATTAGTTGACTCTCATATGGCGGCAGTTATAGGATTATGGAGAGCGGCCATTAAAAAGGGTGAAACAATTAAGATACATGGTGATGGTAAACAAAAAAGAGATTTTACGCACATTGATGATATTGTAGATGGATTGATTAGAATAGCTGAAAGTGATGAAAAGCATGAAGATGCTTGGGAATTAGGAACTGGTAAAAATTATTCTCTTAATGAAGTTGCCAATATGTTTGGTGTATTGTCCGAATATGTTGATGATGTAAAAGGAAATTACAGGGAAACACTTAGAATAAATGATGATGCCTTAAATAGATTGGGATGGCAACCAACTGATAAATTAAAAAGTTATATAGATGAAATTAAGTTACGCAATAACAGCCTGTAATGAGGTTGAAGAAACAATTAGATTAGTAAGTCAATTGTTAAACTATAAAGGAGAAAATTCGGAAATAGTAGTCCTATTAGATACTCCAAAAGCCCCAACCGAATTGTTAGAGTATTTAGAATTACAAGCAGAGGCAAATTATATTACATTGATTGAATCGGAATTTACAAATGATTTTGCACAATGGAAAAACTTTTTAAATTCCCATTGTAAAGGTGAGTGGATATTTCAATTGGATGCGGATGAATATCTTATGCCAGATTTGATTGTAAATTTAGAAGATATATTAGATACCAATACGGATAAAGATTTGGTAGTTGTTCCAAGAATTAATACTGTAGAAGGATTAACCGAAACTCATATTCAAAAATGGGGATGGAATGTAAATGAAAAAGGTTGGGTAAACTTCCCAGATGTTCAAACTCGTATCTACAAAAATTCTGACAAAATTGGATGGAGTGGTAAGGTACATGAGAGAATAGTTGGATTTGAATCATATACATCATTTCCAGCTGATGAAATATATTGTATTAAACACCCAAAGACAATAGACAGACAAGAAAAACAAAACAATTATTACGATACTTTATGAAAATAACATTCATATATAATCATACTCCAAACGAAATATGGTCAACACCTTTATCTTTACTTAATGAATTTAAAGAAAGAGGATGGGAAACGGAAATAGTTTCAATCACTGCAACCGATGATTCTGCATTACAATTATGGATTCAACAAGATATCCCAACGGATATTGTATTGTTTATGGATTGGGGTAGGATTGATTCAAAGTGGTTGGATAAGAGTTTAAAACCTAATTCATTTTGGATACAAGAAAGTGGTGATGACCCTCAAAACTTTGAAAGAAACTATCCAAAAGCAAGTAGGTTTCATTACACAATTACACCTGACAAACAATCTGCAGAAGAATATAGAAATAGAGGAATTGATTGTGATTGGGTTCCACATTGGGCAGACACAATGGTTCAGTTTCCAATGAATTTAGAACCTGAATATGTGGGTGTAACAAGTAGAGGTAGAGGTGGTTCTGAATTTTTAGATTATCTTACACATTGGGCAGAAGGAGCAATTGGAAATAAAAATGGTATGGATGCAAAACAACATACTGAATTTTTGAACAAAGGATTGATGGTTATTCAAAATAGTAGATGGGGTGAAATTACAAGAAGAATATTTGAAGGTATGGCTTGTGGTAAAATGTTACTAACTGATAGATTGGATGTAAATAAAGGATTGGAAGAATTGTTTATAGATGGAGAAGAAATCGTATTATACAATGATATGTTTGATTGTATTGAGAAGATGAACTACTATAACGAAAACGAAGAAGAAAGAGAAAGAATTGCATATAACGGAATGGCAAAAGTTATTGCAAACCACACACAAATACAAAGAGTAGATAAATTAATACAAAAATATGAAAAGAACAGACATCATTAATAATTTTATCCAAAAGTTTGGATATAACAATTATTTAGAAATTGGTACACAAAATCCAAATGGTAATTTTAATCACATAAACATAAAAAATAAATACTCAGTTGAGCCATTTCCACCACAAGGGTTGGGTGTAAACGATTATTCTTTTGTGGGAACATCTGATCAGTATTTCGACTTTATTAGTCCTGATACTAAATTTGATATTGTTTTTATAGATGGTTTACATCAATATGACCAAGTATTAATTGATATTCAAAATTCATTAGACCACTTATCAGATAACGGAACAATTGTATGTCATGATTGTTTACCAACTACGGAAACAATGCAAGAAAGAGAAAATCCAGGTGGAGAATGGACAGGTGACACTTGGAAAGCAATTGCTGAATTACGTGTAGAAAGAATTGATTTAGATATTAAAGTAGTAGATACAGATTATGGTTGTGGTATTATTCGTAGAGGTACAAATATACCATATATTACAAACGAAAATTATAAAACATATACATTTTTTAATTCAAACAAACAAGAATTAATGAATGTTATATCAAAAGAACAATTTTTACAATGGATAAATTCTCTGTAATAATACCAACGATTTGGAAAGGTGAAACTTTAAATGATTTATTAATTAATTTCTATAATTGTGAATTGATAGAAGAAGTTATATTAATTAATAATGATAGTAAAAATTCAAAAGCAATTCCACTACATGATAAATT